CTTGATGTACGCGACCGCCGTGCTGCGCCGCTTGGCCCAGTTGATCCAGCGGATGCCCTTGATCGCCAGGGAGTTGGTCTGGTACATCGACACCATGCTGGTGGCGGTGATGGTTGCCGTGGAGGCGTTGGTGGGGTTGTCCAGCATTTCGATCGACGCCTCGTTGCTGACCGAGATGACCATCTGGCCTTCATCGGCCAGCAGGATCTCGGGCGCGTTGAGCAGGACGATCAATTGCCCTTCGCCAGCCACCGGGCTGCCGACCATTTGCGCCGACTGCGAGGTGATCACCGGCAACCCGTACCACGAGCCACCCATGGCGGTGATATTCGGGAACTGGTTCTGCCCCAGCGGGTTCTGGATCAGCGACAGCGCCAGGGCCTGCGAGGCGGTCATGATCCACACCGCACCGGACGGGTCGAGGTTCGCTGCGATGAAGGTGTTGAACAGCGTCTTCACGTCGGCAATGATGGCCGCCGTGTTGGTTCCGCTGGCCGCCGTCGGGTTGACGCCGTTGGTGATGGACGCCGGGTTGACGTTCGCTACCGCTGCCGCGCCGGGATCGAGGAACGCCACGTCGATGAAGGTGGCGTTGGTCTTGATCAGGTCGTCACGCACCAGCAGCTCCGCCGAGGGGCTGGAGCTTTGCGCCAGTTCCTCATCGATGACCAGCAGGCCGGCAGCCTTCGCCATGCCCAGGGTCAGCGAGCCGGTCGAGAGCTTGGAAACAGGGATCGGCTTTCCTTGCCCGACCCAGTACCCAGTGCCGCCGGAGGTCTGCGAGCCCATGCGAATGTTGAAGGGCACCTTGCGCAAACCGGGGATCTTCCCGAGCACGGTCTGCGGGCGCAGCAGTTGGATAAATTCGTTGGCCAGATTTTCTGCGTAGACCAGTTCCGATGCCCAGCCGGCTATGGTGGTGTCACCGGCGGCCACGGCGGCCATCAGCACCCGCGCGACTTCCGGGGTGGTGTCCATCCAGCGGCGTTCGTTCTGGACGATCGACAGCGCGTTGCTCAGATTGCCTTTCGCGCGGATCTGCGCCATGACGAAGCGGGCCATGTTGACGCCCTTTTCGGCATTGGTGCGCACGGTGATGTACTCGCGTCCGGCGCGCGCGTCCGATGCCGCCTTGGGATTGTCGTTCTGCTTGGGCACCGGCGTGGCCTTGGCCAAAATCTGCGCCTCGTGCTTTTTGAGCCGCACCAGGTGGGCATCCACGCTGTCGATCTCGGTGGACAGCCCGTCGTATTCCTGCGATTCCGGCTCATCGAGCGAGCGGCCGGCGGTTGCGGCGGTGGCCATGATGGCTTCCATGCGCGCGGCGCTGGCGGAGCGCTTGGACTCGAATGAGGAAATTTGCTCTGCAATGGTTTGCATCTCAGTACCTTTTCCTTTCGGATGGATTCCCGAAGCGCCGGGGAGGGAAGCGCTCAAGCGCACGGCCGGGCGCTGCGTAGTGCCGGACGCGGCAAGCAGGGCTGGCGGGGCTAGAGCGAAAATGGGTTGGGTGCGCGCGGCCTTGGGCTTGGCCTCGGCGACGGCGATGTCGGCGAAACCGCTCGCGACGGCGTCGGCTCCGGTCATGTAGGTTTCTTTTTGCATGAGGGCCAGCACTTCGCCCTTCGGCATGCCGGAGCGCGTGGCATAAAGCCCGGCGACGGCCTGGTCGATGGCATCGAGCACGTTGGCCATTTCGCGCATATCGTTCTCGTTGCCCATGACCACGCCCCAAGCGCTGTGGATCATCAGGAAGGCAGCCTCGCCGATCTTGATGGTGTCGCCGGCCATCGCGATGATGGATGCAGCAGAGGCGGCCAGGCCAATCACGTTGACGGTGATGTTGCCGGGATGCTCGCGCAGCAGGTTGTAGATGGCAATGCCCTCGAAGGCGTCACCTCCTGGGCTGTTGACGGTGACGAGTACCGGCGCGCGGCCAAGGGCCTTGAGCTGGTCCTTTACCATGGACGCGGTGATGAAATCCGAACTCCAGCCGGAGTCGCCGATCTCTCCCAGAATTTCGATCTCGCCGGCCGCCGGCGTGGCCGCGGCCGCGCGGATGCTCTTGTCGAAGCGCGCAATCGCTGACTCCGGCGGCCTGAACTTGAGTCCGGCAGGTTTGGCGTCCAGACGGATGCACGGCAATTTTGATCGGTTCATGGCGGGCTCCTGAAATGCAAAGGGCCGCACGCATGCGGCCCGGAAGGATGCTTTAAACGCTCAGACAAACATCAACTGGAATTGCTTCTGCTCGACCGCCGGCAAGCCCATCACGCCGATCGCCATGAACAGCGCAACCGCCGCATCGATCCGGTCCGCGCTGCGTTTCTTGTCCGGCGCGATATTCATATTCTCGTCATACCTGGGCACGACATTGGCGGCGCACCAGTTGAGCACCGCATCGCCGCCATGCCGGAGATTGCGGGACAGGTAGAGCCGTTCGCATTCCTTCATTGCCGGGTTGAACGAACGCGGTCCCTGCCTAAACTCTTCGAGTATGGATTTCTGCTTTCCGTCAGGCATCTGCCTTTTCGGCAACTCCGCCATCAACCTGTTCACCAGATCGCGAATGTTCCAACTGTCGTAGGCGATGATCGTCGGTTTGAAGCGCCGGCAAATCTGCAAAATGTCGTTTTCGATAATCGCGTAGTCGAGAATGTTCCCCTGCAATTGCGTGATCAGCCCTGCGGCAACCCATCCCGCATACGGCACCGTCCCGCGTTCGGTGCGTTGCGCCACCGCTTCCGCCGGCACCCAGTTCCTGCCCCACGTGTAGACAATCCCGTCTACATTCCACACCAGGCGGAACGACATCAAGTCAGTCGTGGCCGCACCGTCCAGGGCGGCAAAGCACTGCTTGCCTTCCAGCGCATTCAGGTCTACCGGCCCATTGCACCGTTTCCAGCGCTCGATGTTCAGCCACGTATTCGCCGCCGCGGACTGGCGGTTCAAGCGTTTGATCTTGAATTCCGCGTGCGTGCCCGGCATCTGCTTCGCTTCGATCGCGGCCTTGCGAATCTCGCGCTCGAGGATCGGGTTCACGTCCATCAGCGGGTTTGCCTTCGGCCACTTCGATTCGTCGAAGTCGTCGTCCGCCGGCTTGTAGTCCGCTTCGCCCGGTTGCCCGACCTGCTCATCCAGAGAGAAGATCAAGAACAAAAAGTGATCCGCTTCGATCAGCCCGCTCAGCACCTGCTGGGCAAACAAGCGTATTTCCGGCCACGGCCCCGGCGTCTCATAGCCCTCGGTCGTGGTGTAGAGCCACAACGCATTGCGCCTGGCGCCGGCGGCCGATTTGAGCACGTTCAGCAGGTCGTGCGTTTTATGCGCGTGGATCTCGTCCAGCGCCGTGTGTGACGGGTTCAGTCCGTCTTGCGTCGAGGCATGGGCGTTGATCGGCTTCAAGTTTCCGCCAACCGCCCAGTTGGTGATCGCGTTGGCGAACACCTCGATGTTGAACGCGTCGCGCAAGTCCGGCGTCTGCTCGACCATGCGCTTGGCGATGTTGAAAATGATCCGCGCCTGGTCTCCGGTGGTGGCTGCCGAGATGACTTGCGGGCCTGGCTCGTCTTCGTAGCACAGGCAGTAGAGCATGATCGCCGCGGCCAGCGTGGATTTCGCCGACTTGCGTGCAACGCAGAACAGCGCGCTCGTGAAACGACGCGTGCCGTCGTTGTTCCTGAAACCGAACAGGTTCACCAGGAAAAACACGTGCGATCGGTGCAGCACAATCGTCGGCGTGTCCCACTTGCCCTCGATGTGCGGCAGTTGCTCGATGAACTTGCACACCCGCCGCGCGTGGACCAGAGAAAACTTGAACGGCGCGTTTTTGGCCGCGGCTCGCTTACGGTCCTTGACGTAGCGCGACGCGGCAAGCCGGATCCATTTTCCATGCCGCTCGCCGTCCGCATCGAGCATCGCATCCTGCGCAAAGGCATCGGCAACTTCTACGAAATCACGCTCTTTGCTTCGTCTTTTGGCCACCAATCAAGTCCAGGAATCGGTTCTTTTTCTTGCTCGGCGCGGACATAGACACGCGCGAGCGAGACGATGGCGTCATTCCGAATTCGGTTTCCAGCTTTTGCATCTGCTCGAATGCCTTGTTCGCCACCGCCAGATAGGGGTTCTGAATCGGAAAGCCGGTGCTGGGCGCCAGCAGCACTTCGCCCTGCTTGGCAACCATGCTCTCGGCGTTGAGATAGCGCCCGAACGCCTGGCAGTATTTTGCGAACGCGGCAACGTCAATTTCGGTGATCATGCCGCTCCTGATGAGCTTGGGAAACTCCTCATCCCAAACCAAGCGCCCTTCTCCGCTCATCCACTTTGGCGGCGTCAGCGTTTCGTCAACGACGTCAGGTTGCGGCTCCGCGGCATTCATTGGCCGACGCCCCGGATTCCCGGCCAGCAATTTCAGGTGCGTCGGCTTTGGTTTTCGTCCTGCACGCATGCCGGCCTAAAAATAACTGAAAAATATGCTCAAAATCGCTCCTGGAAGGACAAATCGACGCAATCAGGGCGTAATCGACGCGTAAGCGATTTTGCTCGATTACCTATACCCTCATACCACCCACTTCCGTAGCAAATCATTTAATAATCATAGTCTTGGAAGTGCGTATTTTGGGCTTTCCACGTCAAGAACCATGCCACAAGCAGCGTCGCGAACTGGCACGACTCTTTCCGCGCGCTGGCCGGCAAAATCCACGCATGTTCAGTTCAGCGCTTCCGCTTTCTGCCCTGGCACGCTTTGTTCCGCCCGCTCCGCGTCGAGTACGCCGACGGCGAGCTTCGCGAGCACTCGCAGCGCCACCGCGTTGTTGATCACCTTGCGCTGCTGCTTCACGCGGATGATGGCATCGAACAACGCATCGAACGAGTCGATGCTGCCGACGATGACATCCTGCGGTTTCTTGGCCTGCTCGATGCGCGCGAGCAGTTGCATGAACTCGGCTTTTTCCTCGGGCAGGAATACGATGGTCAACTCTTCGTACTTGGGCCGCGTGATTCCGAGCGCGGCGAGCTTCTCGTCGGTGCACTTGAAGGCGTCGTCGGTGACGCCGCTATACTGCTTCCATTCCAGCGACTTCATGCTGGTGTAGAGTTGCGCCAGGATGTTCGGGTCGTCCTTGCCGTTGATCGCGTTCTGCGACAACTGGATGGCCAGCTTTCGCTCCTCGCTCAACTCGGTCAGGATGTCCATCACGTCGGCCTCTTCGATGCCCGCCTTGAGCGCCGCGCGCACGCGATGGTTGCCGCTCAGCACCTCGCCTCGGTAGATGATCGGCGTCCCGAGTAGCCTCCCATCGCTCTTGACGTTGGCGACGAGCTGGCTAAACTCCTGCGGCGTCATGTAGCGCGCATTTTTCTCCAGCAGCTTGAGCCCGGCGAGCTTGACCTTGACGATCCGGCTTTCCACTTGCTCCAGCGTATTTTCGGAACCACTCATCGAATATGTCCTGTAGTGAGGCGTCACGCACGCCAGACCGGTAATTCAGGTGCCCGGCGGCGCGGCTTTGCAGCTCGAATACTCCCCTGTACTTCATCGACGTCGGCTGCTCGGTGAACGCGGTCGTCAAGATGCGCTCGATCCGGACCAACAAGCGCCTGTTGATCGGGTCCATCACTTCGCGGGACGTCGCGATCATGGCGATCAGCTTCGACAGCTTGCGCTCCCGAAACAGCGCAAAGTCCGAAAGCAGGTACAGCTCGCGCGTCTTGTCTCCGAAGCGGCTTTGCTCGAACGCGAAGCCGCCGGCCAGGGCGCCATCGATCAGCACCAGATGGTTGATGTGCCCGGTGGTGTGGTCGATGCCTTTCGACAGATAGACGTTCTTCAAGTACGTCATGCGCTTGTTGTCGACCAGGCACACCGACACCTTGCTATCGGCGGTAATCGCGGCCGGATCCACCGCGGTGTACTTGAACTGCAATTCCTTCGTTCCCCGCCGCCGCACGGACGCTGCAGGGCTGTTCGAGTACGTGTAGACCGGCTTGTTCGAGCCAACCCATTCGGTCGTCGGCATGCGGTCGAGCAACTGGTCGGAAATCACGCAATACGGGATCTTCCGCTCCTCCATGCTGGCGATGAACCCTGGCAGCGCATCCGGGTTCCAGATGCCGTACTTCGGCTCCGGCCACTCGGTGTTGTCGTTCACCAGCCTGTAAATCCGCTCATACCCACCCTTGTAGGTCGGCGCGAAGCACGCCACCCCGCCACCTCCGGCCTCGGCGCGGTCGGCCTGCGCAACGAAATCCCCGGCGTAGAACTCCTCGATCTTGATCTCGGCCACCATGGCGTCGAGCTTGGGCAGCGCCTCGTCCACGAAGCCCCGGAAGCGCTCGCGGTAGTGCCGAAAATGCGCCAGGGCATACTCATTCTTGCCGGTAAACTTGCCCATGGCACAGGCCACCATCACAGCGGCAACCCGCCCGCGGAAGTCCATACCGGCGATCGCAGGCTCGACGAACTCGAGGGCGCCCTTGAAGCGGATCTCCAACTCACGGCCCATCGCCAGCGCCCCGATGCTGCAGGTCAACAGCGACACGTCGTTCGAGTACACCCGGCATCCCGGATGCCGCATCTTCACCGCGCGATCAAAACGGAAGCTGCCAGAGCATCCGACGTACACGTCGCGCCACGCATCGAACGGCACCGTCGCCAGCACCTGGCCAATTACCTCTTTCGGTACCGCTCCGACGAACATTTTACCTTTGGATTTATGACGTAACCCGTTGACTTTGCGCGTGTTTTTCTATATCATTCAGTTAAGGTTTCAACCCGCCGAAACCGACCCGGCCCGACCCGCCGCCAGGCACACCAGCCCGACGGAAACGACCAGAACACCGGCCAAGCGGGGGACTCCCGGGATCGCAATAACAGAACTGAAAGGATAGGGCTCGCCCCTATCTTGTCAGTTTTCCTGACTGCGGCTTTCGACGCGCACCCGGATAACGACACCGAAGAAGCCTAACCCACCAACCCACGAAAGGGGCAACAGCAGATGAACATCCAGATCCAAAAAAACGCCGGTACAGATTCCGCGCAGCAGCTCGTCCACATCATCATGACGCAAGACGAGTGGAATGCAATTCTCATGGCGATACATCATTCAGTTGCATTCGAAAAATATTTCGCGGAATACGCCCCTCTGATCTCATTCAAAAATGAGGTACAAGCGGCCGTTTGGGACTAACCCACCAACCCACGAAAGGGGCGCAAGATGAAAACAGCTAAACCAGAAAACCCGCAAGACTGGCTGCCGGTCGGCCAGCATGTTCGGCTGCCAGTCAAGGGCATGTATTCGCCGATAATCTACAACCCCGATATGCCGGATGCTGCTGAGCGGCTCTACGACGGTCAGATAGTTGAACATTTGGCCAACGGTGGCGTCGTCGTCGCGTTCCCCGGGTTGCTGACCATCGACTACACAGCACGGGAAGCGCGCAGGTTTTCGCGCACCTACTAACCCTAATTCTCTGCGCCCTTCCTCGGGGCGCACGGAATGCGGATTAGCGCAGATAACCTAACTCCCACGAAAGGGAACCGAACCATGACAAACAAAAACAGGATTGCTCTGATGCACATACTACGCGGCGATGTGCGATGCGCGCTCGCGAAAGCATCGCCATTTTGCAATCCTCTCGCCACACATAAGGACGTAGCGACGGCCATGCTCAATTATCGTCGGTACAGGGGACTGCACTCCAGCTTGGCTGCGCATACGTTTGTTGCGCTTGGTGATATTGCATAGCCTAGCCCACAGCGTACAGGGCCTATACCGGACCCTGTGCGATGCGAGTTGGCATCTAAAGGGTCAACATGTACAAAGTCAGAATGGACAAGCACCGCGCAACCTGGAACTGGTTCGTTACCAATCCGCAAGGTGGCGGCTTCGGATCAAACCATTGCGGCACTCAAAGGGCCGCACTTTATAACGCGCTGCGAGGTGTGCCAGTCAACGCGCAATATCAATTCGTTGTAAACGGCAAAGATCGCGGCATTCAAACTCGACTGTAACCGTATGTGCGTTACAGGCCACCGATAGGCAAGTTCGGCGCTGCAAGCCACTGATGCGATAAGTCAGACCCGGAATAGGTAACCGGGATTCAGCGCCGGCCGGATGCCGGTAGTTAACTCCTCGAAAGGGAAAATCATCATGAGCGCTTTTGTATGCGGCAACGATCACTTCAAGGTACTAGCGATCTTCGCGGCTTCCAGGATCGGCGGATACGGTCAAGGTCATATGGCCGTTGATCCGAAGTACATCAAAGGATGCGAAGGGCTAGCAGGCAAAGATTCCCGCGTTATCGCCAGTGAGTACGCAGATATTCTCTATCGTGAAAATATCCGTAGCGTGTCGGCGCTGTATCCCAGCGACAAGCGCGACGAACTGCCGGGACAGATCGTCAAGCCGCTGCGCATGTTCGTTACCGCGCAAGATGAGTGTTCGCCAAAATACCGGCTTAAGGCGGTCTCGATTCTCAAAATGTGCAACGGGCTCGAATATCAGTCTTGCGAAACGGAAAATTACCGGACAACGCTCGCGTTTGATCTGTTGGACAGCATCAGGCGCGCCGCAATCAAGACGCTGCCCGGATACGACGATGCGCCTTGGGACTATGACGCAAGCGAGAAAGCCGCAGCCTAACCCAGTCTCGGCCGCCTTGCGAAGGGCGCTTTCAGATTCCGCGCCGGCCGGATGCCGGTAGTTAACTCCTCGAAAGGGATTTCACCATGGCAACAAAGCAAAAACTCACAGACGAGCAGATGAACGACTTCGGTAATTCCCTTGCCGTTGCAATGTATCTGAAGCGCGATCGCGAATATAAAGATCGCTGGCAAACTGCATGGGGCACAAAAACCGGACTGGGGCTCTACCTGACACTGCAAAACCTGATAGAAAACCCGCACTTGCCTATCTAATCTAATCCCTAATCGCCTTGCCAAGGGCGCTTTCAGATTCCGCGCCGGCCGGATGCCGGTAGCAGATCCCCCGAAAGGGATGAGTAAAATGATTACCAAAAACGCGCAGGAAATCGAGGAAGCCAGAATTCAGGCATACGAAGACGAGGGCATGACGCGCTCTGACGCGCAAGGAATAGTCGAGGCAGAAAACATGAAAGCGGGCCGGCCTGCAATTACCGCCTATTGCTCGCCAGAGATTGCCGACTGGCTGGACCCGAACGGCGCACTACGCCGCGCAGGGCTGTTGTCAGTAGCCTAACTCAGTCTCGGCCGCTAGGAGGGCGGCCCGGAGTGGGAAGGCAGATAAACGAACAGGAGGGATGACGATGAAAACAGAATATAGAGACATGCCGATCAGACTTGACGGAGGACTGTCAAGCGGTCGCGAGATAATAGTGTTTGGCGACGAGAACGAAACGTCGCCGATCATGGCCGAGGTATGGGGAAAAGAAAACGCCAGCCGCCTAGTCGCATGCTGGAATGCCTGCGCCGGCATTCCTACTGCCGATCTGGAAAACGCGCAGTCTCGTCCTAATGAGCAACTGACCGGATACGGCAAAGCCTGCGCCGACCGCGGCCGACTCGCCGCCAGGCACACCAGCCCGACGGAAACGACCAGAACACCGGCCAAGCGGGGGACTCCCGGGATCGCAATAACAGAACTGAAAGGATAGGGCTCGCC